CCTTTGAAGAAGACACTACCTGGGAGCAGGGTAGTAGGATTGACAAGACCACCGAGGAATCTACCAGCCAGAGTAGACCAGTAGTTCTCATGCTCAGCCTGACGAGCTAGGTTCTCTTGAGCGATTTTCTCGTTGGACAACTCACCACCCAGGATCTGCTTAGCACCATCGAGCTCTGAGAGCACTTCAGCCTTAGCACCAGCCAGGAATGAATCAAGCCTTGACATGTTCTGGCTGTTAAGGTGACCGATGATATCTTCGTCAGTATATCCTTCAGCCCTCGCACCAGCTAGGTCAAAGCCTGCTTCTTTGGCTAGGTATTCGGCTATGTCAGCGTTGGAGTAGCCCTCTCGCTGAGCACCAACAACATTAAACACAGCCATGTTACTGTCCTTCTAGGAATCGTTTTGCTTCAGGTGAAAAGTCTTTACGAATACCTGCTTCAATTTCCTTATACTCTTTGTTAACCAAAGCCTGCCCAGCAAGCTGTTCAGTGCTATCTTTAGGCATACGAGCCTTAGCCTCAGCTTGACGCACCGATTTACGCTCAGCTTCGATTGCCTTCTCTTCGTTAGCAAACTGATTGGCTGGAGGAATAACAGTCTCTTGTCTTCCTGCACTACCACCAAATGCAGACAAGGGCTTCTCAGGTTTCTTTTTGTCACCTTCAACAGCAGCCCCTGGTTTACCGCCTCTACCGATAATGTTACCAAGAGGATCTTTGACGATGAGCTCAACTTCATCCGAGGAAACAGGAGTACCATCCATCTTGAACAGTCTTCCACCCTTCTCGTACAGAGCACCACCACCTTTGGCTTGGTAAACAGAGCTAATCTTCTTACCAGCTTCCTGGCTAGATACAATCTTAGCAGCTTCCTGAGCAGCTAGAATAGCAGGCTGAGCATAACCAGCAGCAGCTAGTTGCTTGGAGATATTACCGTATGCCGCAGCAGTAGCGTTGACATCAGTAGGATCAATACCTGACAATCCCTCAGTGATAATACGATTGACATCAGATACCCTACGCAGGGCAGGGTCTGCTACATCAAAGAATCCTCTACCACTAAACAGATTAGCAATACCACGTCCAAGCATAGCACCTGACGTAGCAGCGAATCCTAGCTGTGGGTTCTGGAAGTTCTGATATTTCTGAATCTCTTGCTGAGCCAGTTGACGCTGCAAGTACTCAGGATCACTACCTAACATTTGTTGTGCACTGATACCCATTATATCTCCTTATGACCACTGAGCTGCAAGCATTTGAGCTTGCTGACCCATTGGATTAATACCGTAGCCCATGCCATAGCCTAGAGAGCCGAGACCATAACCACTAGCAGCCCCGAAAGTCCCACCACCTAATCCCATGCCTGACAAGCCACCAGCACCGCCACCAAAGCCACCAGCAGCAGCACCAATGGCAGCTTGCAGGAAAGATGTGTTAAGAGCAGCAGCTTGCTGAGCAGCCTGAGCTCGTTGCTGAGCAGCAGACTGCAGACCAGCAGCTTGAGTTGCACCAGCCGCACCACCAAGAGTGGACTGAAGTTGACCAAGCTGCAGCGACTGCTGGTATGGCTGCATGCCCATCTCTTCAATAGCGGCAGCCTGACCAAGGTAACCCTGCAGAGGACCGAGAGCTTGTGTCTGCAGTCCGTAACCAGCACCTTGCAGACCAAGACCACCAGCCATCAACCCTTGTCCGAACTGTTGTTGCTGCTGCGCTGCTGACTCTGCTGCTGCAGCTAATGCTAGATCTTGTTGCCTACGAGCACTCGCCAAAGCAGCTAGTTCAGGCTGACCTTGACCAGAGATATTCAAACCAGCACGTCCACGTCCAAAGACACTAGAAGCTAAACGCTGCTCCTCAGCTTGACGTGGTTGCTCAAGCAAAGCTTGTTGTTGATTAAAGTAACGCTGACGAGCCTGCTCAGGAGACTTAGCTAGGTATTGTTGACCAAGACCAAATAGATTCTGAGCACCTTGTGTTACCTGAGGCTGGAATGCCTGAGCAGCCTGAGCTTGTTCAAGTGCCCCAGGAGCCATTCCAAGCAAGCCACGCTGCAGTGCTTGAAGCTCTGGTGACAGTGTATAACCAGCTTGCGTTACCCTCGGAAGGCCAGTCTGAGGATCAATCTCAGTAGTAAACTGAGAAGAGCCAAAGGTGTTCGTAAACCCAATAGGTCTGAATGCTTGTGCAAAAGCTGCTTGCTTTGCTGCTGCCGCAGTTGCATCTGCTGCTCTGTTAGCAGCTTTCTCAGCATCATTGGCTCCAGTGATAGCACCGATTATCTTACCCATTATAAACTCCTAGAGTATACTTTGTATACATTGTTATCAATTCCTTCTAACAGACTAAAGAACTTAAAACCTATTGTCTCGCCAAACTTACCTAACTTATCGTTGTCTACAAGTCCATAGATAGGCACGTTAAGTAAGTCTTGCAGTCTATCTAGGTTTCGTACAAAGTCTTTCTTTACTTCAGCAGTCCATTTAAACACATCAGTATGAAGCCAGAACATATCATGTGCGTACTCTAGATACATAATATACTCAGGACGCTGTACTACAGGAAACTTAACCATCAAGCTTTCATGATAAATGCTAGTGCGTAGTACGGAGGCAGGTTAGCATTTGTGCCAGATGATCCAGTAGAATCAATAGTTGTTGCAACTGTAATTCCAGTAAAAGCGGACGAAGTATTCAATGTAGAAGCAGGAAGGGCATTGTCCAAAGAAATAGGACCAGTTGATTGTAAATTCCAATGCGTCTGATATTGGTGCGAGTGACCTGGGTCAGTAACTTGAGAAGTGGCACTGTGCGTGTGTGAGACAACAATCGCATCAGCACTACCGCCTTCGTCTTCTGGATCATAAGAACTACCAGCACCGACTATAAACTTATCAGTAAGGTCAGGAGTGCCATTACTACCGTCACACAAATACCAACCACTTGGAATACTAGCAATACTTCCAGACCACATAACAATACCGCCACTTGGGAAAGCAACAGCAGTGGTTGCAGTTGTAACAAAAGCAGTAGTAGCAAGCTGAGTTGTATTAGTGCCAGCAGAAGCAGTAGGAGCAGACGGAGTACCAGTAAAAGTAGGACTATTGATATCAGCCTTAGATGAGATAGCTGAAGCTACTGCAGTTAGCTCTACATCAATCTCTGTGCCTTTAATAATCTTACCACTGTTGCCACTAGGCAGTGTGTCTTTAGCAGTAAAGTTAGTAGCTTTTGTATAATTAGACATGCTTATTCCTTAGATCAAAGTTTTTCCAGCTTTAACACCAATGTCAATCTTTTGAATGGATAGAGGATTACCATCAATATCAGACTCAAGGCCAATCTGCATCACAACACCAGAGCCACCAAGATTAGCTGTGAAGCGATCAAGTACAATACCGCCAGAGTACTCAGCAATGCCGTATTCACCTATTCCGTATTCATACACAGTAGCTGCATCTAAAATTTTAGTAATGGATTGATAGTTGTCAGTGTACTCAAAACCATACTTAACAGCCAGTGCCTGTTGAGAACCTCCAATAACAACGAATGCTGCCTTCTTTAAAACTTTAATTCCAGTAGGTTGATCAAAGTCAAAATAGTTAGTGAAATAGCGCATCCGATAGCTAGAACCGTTATCGTCATGCCCATAATACTTACCCACGTATCCAGCCTTACCAATGAGTAAATCTTTAGCCACAGTAGTAGTAAAGGCATGAGGCTCAATGTTATCCCAAATAGTAACACGTGCTGCTCCGTCTTGAAGAGGAGCCCGAAGGTCAAAGCAGTAGACATAACGAGTGGCAGGTAGAGCAAGTAGATAGAAAGCATCTCGATCATAATACACTGCCCTAATCTTTGTAGTAATCTCTGAAGCTACGTTAGCAATAAGCTCGTCACGGACATTCTTAGACAAATCACGGAAAGGCAGAGACTTCTCTTGGACCACACGTTGCAGACTACGTAGACCAGAGTCAGACAAGAAGATGATATCAGTACCAGTATTTACAATAGAGTCTCTGGCTACACAGCCCACGTTAGGAATGAAGTCAGCCAAGGTGAGCTCAGTGACATCAATTGGGTTAGCGTAGATAGCAATGTTATTACGACCAAAGATAATCAAGAAGCCGTTGTGAGCAGCCATGCCGATGATCTGGTCTGTGTTAGGAAACACTGCATTCATGGACAATGAGCCTGAGTCACCACCATCAAACTCTGAACCATTCAGTAGCTGGCTGAAGTACACGGTCTGCTTGTCACCAACAATGTCTGCCATCCAGATACGACCATAAGCAGCCAGGACACAGTTAGGCTTGAAGTCAGTGGTGCTATAACCAGGAGGCAGTGAGCCTACATCACCAAGACGCTGAAAGCCATAAGTCCCGCTATCGTGATCATGAGGACCACCACCGCTAGTAGGTAGCTCGTGGTAGACCAGTGTCTCGTGACCAGTTTGAACCAAGTAGGCATGAGGAACAGCCTCTGCGCCATCTCCATAGGGAAGGGAAGCAGCTTGCCAATCGTTACCAGAAATAGTATAAGACAGATCGCCAGAGTTATCATCATTACGAATAGTCTTAGTTACGAGAGTAGAAGTACCGACAAAGAGCTTATTATTACCTCCAGAGATAAGCTTATTGCCATCAACAGGATCAGCCATCTCAAACAGAAACTCGATGTTATTTGATCCAAGATCCGTGTTAGTTTCATTGACAGCATCCCATCCACGTCTGGAGCCGATACGTCCGTAACGATCGATTACACAATTCTGAGCCGTAAGAGCAAAGCCAGAGGACAACTGAATACTGGACTCCTGAGTGTTAAGACCCAGAAATCCAGGAGCAGCAATCGTAGCAGTAGCTAGAGGTTTAGCCATTAGTAGGGGGTCCAGAGGTTTTCACCAGGATAACGACTCTCTTCGATAGCGATATGATCAGCCAGCGAAGCCTGATACAACTGATAAGCCTCAGCACTGGTCATACCAGCGTCCTCGCCACGCTCAACGAGTGCCTTAGCATAGGCTAGGAAGATGATAGGCTCGGAAGGAACCTTGATCTTGTCACTAGCTGCAGACAGAGCAGCAGTAGGCTTGATGATGTTAAAGTTAATATTGTAGATAGCATCAGGAATAGGATACAGGTCTACCTGTGTATCACCATCTTCGTCCACACCGTTGAAGTTGTAATACATCGGGAAGTTCTTCTGAGGAGTCTGGTTAAGAAACCATGCATCCATGTCCCTGGTGGTAGCGAATGACAGGAAGTTATCCTTCTCAAGACACAAGACATCCAAGACACGGAAGCGTTGACCAGATCCAGTCATCACATAGTTGAACAGATCAGGAGCAGTGGTGACAGTCAGGGTCTCTGACAGAGCATTCCAGTTATACGCATCCTCTACCTGACGCTTAGCATCATTGATAAACTTAGCGATGAGTTTAGAGTAAGGAGTATCGGTAGGAGAAGTAACCTCATTCTCACGCAACCGTACCAGCACCTCATTAACAGCTTCTAGATAGTTCATTACCATTTCACCTTATCAGCCCAGTAAGCTGCAGACATCTTACCCTTAGCAATGTTAGCAGCATGTCTAGCCTTAAAAGACTTCTGTCGTTTAGTTGGTTCTTTGTCTCCGCTTACGCCCTGCTGACCGAACCTGATTGTCTTGACTTGATCACCAGACTTAGCCACTACAACATGTGACTTAGTTGGATGGTTAGGAGTACGCTTAGGCTTGTTATAACCAGATACGCCAGCACGTTCAAGTCGAGAATCTTTCTTCATTTCTTTTTCTTCTTCATGCCAGCCTTAGACATGGCAATAGCGATAGCCTGCTTCTGAGGCTTACCAGCTTTCATCTCACGCTTGATGTTCTCGGAGATAA